GCTGAAATAATAAAAAAACCTAATATATCTTCTGATAAAATATCCGGTGAATTAGCACACTGGATAAAAGATAATCAAGATTTTTCTGGTACTATTGATGAATTAGCTGATAAATTAAATAAAGATCATACATTCATTTCTTATGGTTTATGGATAGATATACCTGGTGCATATTCTACAGATAAAGCTGAATATTTATTTAATTATTGGAGTAAAAAATCTATAGATACTGTTAAAAAAGAATCTAATTTTGATAGAAATTGGTATATAAAAGTTAATTCACAAGAAGAAGCTAATAAAGTAAAACAATATTTAATTTCTAAAGGAGAAAATATAAGTTCTTTTGGTATTAATAAGGAATATATTTATGTAAAATGTGATAAAAATACAAAAAAGTGGTTTGTAGGTACCTATATACCTGAAAATTCAAAAGAAAAACAGTTATCTGATATCTTAGAATTTAATATAGAAAAAAATTATATTAAAGGATTTGATCCTATAAATCCCTGTAAAGAAATTTATAAAGATTATCCTTTAACAGAATCAGAATCTTATAAACCTTCTAATAAATTAATATCTTTAGAAAATGAAGAAATAACAGAATTTAAACCAATTAAAGTAAAATATAGTAAAACTAAATTAATAAATAACGATTAAAATTAAGAAATTATGAACAAAATGAATTCATTTGTAAAACAATTTGTAGCAGTAGTAACTGGTGATGATGCCGAAGCATTAGGAATGAAAGTTTGGCGTAAAGCCGAATCAGGTTTAAAAGTTCAAATTGCAGCAATGGAAGGTGATACTATTAAACTTGAAGATGATGTAACTAACGCTGAAGAAGGTTTATCATTAGCCAGAGTAAATAATGGTAAAGATATTACAGATCGAGAACGATATGTAGATCAATTAACTTCTGCGGAAAATACAAGACGTATTGCTGTTCGTGCTTTAAAAGAACATAATGAACAATTAGATTTTCTAAAAGAACAATATTCTGCATTGAAAAAAGAAGTTAAAGAATAATTAACATTAATTTAACATGAAATTCTTCTAAAATAAAGGGATTTCTGTTATTTTTGTAAACTTTTCTCAATTATGCCATAAACAATATAATTACTTTTAATATGGATACATTAGAAATAAAATTATCTTTATTAGCTAGAGAAAAGCTTACAATTAATCAGTATTTAACTTTATTTAAAATTAATCAATTAATCAAAGATGAAAAGCCTATAAATTTTATAGTATTACAATCAGATTTAAATGAATTAGAAGAAAATAATTTTTTAAAGAAGGAGAATAATGAATTATATTTAACTAAAAAATCAAATAAATTATTTTCAAAAGAAGAGGATATTGATTTTGAAGAATTCTTTAATTTATACCCACCAAAGACACCAAATGGTAGAGTTCTTAGAGCAGCTTCTAAAGAAGGATTACGAGGTCTAACAAAAGATTATGAGAATAACTATAAAAGATATATTAAACAAATAAATGATGAAGAAACTCATAATAAAGTATTAGAAGCAACAAAAAATATGATTAATGACCATGTTAATAGACATGCAATGGATTATTTACCTAAATTAGAAACTTATATTAATCAAAATGGTTGGGATAAATATTTAGGTAAGACTGTTAAGAAAGTTAAACAAAATACAGAAAGATTATAAAAATGAAGATAATAATAATGCCACAAACAATTCCCCTCATTTGTAAAAATGAAGAAGAAGTTACTAAGTTATTAAAAACAGGTTATAAATTAAAAGAAGTTGATAAAATACAATATTTAATTAAAGATGAATGAAATTATTTGATGAAACATTATATGAAATAAAGCAAAATAAGAGTATTAAAGAATCAGGTAAGTTATTAGCCATTCCTTTTCATAAACTGCCAAAATTAAGTACTGTATTGCCTGGTATAAGGAAAAAACAATACAGTATTGTAACTAGCAATACAAAAGAAGGTAAAACACAATTATCTGATTTTTTATTTGTACATCAACCATTAGAATTCCTATATGAAAATCCTAATTTCGGATTAGATTTATTTACTAAATATTATTCTTTAGAAATTGGAGCCAAAGAAAAAATGACTCAATTTATTTCATATAGGTTATTTTCTAAATATGGTATTGCTATTAATCCCAATAATCTTAAATCTCAATTTGAGAATTATACTTTAGATGCAGAAATATTAAAAATATTAGAATCTTCTGAATTTAAAGATTACTTTCAATTCTTAGAAGAAAAAGTAGAGATAATTGATGGAATAAAACATACTACTGGAATAATGGTGGATGCTGAAGGATGGTGTAGAAAAAATGGTAATGTTATTTATGATAAGGTTACTTGGGAAGATGGCTCAGAACATAAAATAATTAAAAATTACATACCGAACAATCCAGATTTAATATTTCAACCCATTGTAGACCATGCTACATTATTGGCAGAAAAAGGTAAAACTTTATACGAATGTATTAAAACTTTATCAAGTGAACATTTTATTAAATTAAAAAATACATATGAAGCAAGTCCAGTATTAGTACAACAACAAAATGCAGCATCAACTACACAACAATTTACTAATAGAGGTGATACTGTATTAGAAAAAGTAAAACCTGATATTGAAGGATTAGCCGGCTGTAAAGATACACGACAAGATGCTACGTTAATGTTAGGAATATTTTCACCTTATAAATATAAACAAAGTATATATGAAGGATGGGATTTAACAAAATTAAAGGATTATCATAGAGAAATATCAATAATGTTAAATAGATCTGGTCGATCTAATATAGCCATGCAAATGTATTTTAATGGAGCTAATTCATATTTTAAAGAATTACCTTATGTTGATCCAGATGAAGAAGATCCTATAATATATAATAAACAATTAAATGCTATGAATAAAGTATATTCATTTGTTGAAGAAAATAGACAAAAAGAATTATCAATGAATATTTAAAGAAAATAAAATGATAGAATATAAAAATTTTGAAATTGAAGAAGTAAATAAAGGAATTGATCTTTATAAGATAAAACGAATAGATTCTAGTATAAAATCTCATTTTATAAGTCCTATGCCACAAGGAAACTGCCAAACAGTATTAATTGGATATGGTATGGATATAATAGATTTTAATTATACAAAAGAAGAAGTAAATGACTACCTAAAACTTATTTTAAAATATACAAATAAAAGACAATTACTTTTTGATGTAAAGACAAAAATTGCTGAAAAACTTAAAAGAAAATTAAAATCTTTTTCTAAGAAAATAATTACAAGGAATTATATCTCAACAAATCAATCGGAGATGACTATTTTAATAGTACAATTAGATATTAACAAAATAAACTAAAAATATATGCATAATTATTGGGAAACCAAAGAATTATACCAAAAATTATTTGGTGAAAAAATAGATATGAATTCTAAACATGTAAAGAATTTTAGATCATTATTAGAAAAATTACCAAAACAGGATACCTATACTATAATTACATATGGTAGTCTTATGAATGAGAATGATTCAATGAGAACTTTATCAAAGCAATTAAATAGATTTAATTGTTATATTACAGGTTATGACAGAATATTTAATGTAGGATTTAAAAAACAAGGTTCATTTTTAAATATAATCCCTAATCAAATTACATCTCCTTTATATTGTATAGGAATTGAAATTTCATATAAAGAAATTCCTTTTTATATTAAACGAGAAGGTTTATATAACTTAGTCCCTATAGAGTATCATTTATTTGATGAAGTAGAAGAATTTACAGGATTTACAGTTATTTCAAATTTTGATGATTATGGTATTGAACCTCAATTAAATTATTTCCATTTATGTTTAGATGGAATTAAAGAAGAAATGGGTAAACAAGGTGTAGATAATTTCTTAGATACTACATTATGTTATTCAACAAAAGAATGTGATTATGTTACAGCAAGAGAATGGTTGAAAACAACTAATTTTCTTGATTATATGATTAGACATAGTTATTCACCAAGATAAATATTATTAAACAATAAAAATATATAAATTAATGAGTGAACTTATAGGAGTTGTAGGAGGAACAGGTACAGGCAAATCAACTGCTGTTCTCGGAAATGAACAATTAAGTATTAAAGGTTTAGATCCCAAAGAAACAGTTATCATTAATGTATCAGGAAAACCTTTACCTAAAAAAGGATGGAAAAAACTATATACTGAGTTTAAAGGAGAAACAGGTAATTACTTGGTTACTGATAATTCAGCTAAAATTATGAAAGCTTTAGAATTTATCAATAAGAATAGACCTGAAATTACAGTAATAGTAATAGATGATTTACAATATATTGTAGGATTTGAATATATGAGAAAAGCCTTAGAAAAAGGTTATGATAAATTTTCTGCGATGGGTAAACATCTATTTGATGTAGTAGAAACAGGCAGGCAACTAAGAGAAGATTTAAAAGTATTTGTTTTAACCCACAGTGAAGAAATACAGAAAGATTTTGAAACTGTACGTAAAATGAAAACTTTTGGTAAAATGTTTGATCAAAATATTACATTAGAAGGATTATTTACTACTATTCTTTATACACATACTGAATGGGATGATAAAGAAAATAAAGGTAATTATTATTTTATAACTAACAGAACAGCAGATTATCCAGCAAAATCACCTGTAGGACAATTTGATGATATACAAATACCTAATGATTTAGGATATGTAGTTGATAAAATTAATGAATACAACAATGGATAATTTTTAAAACAATAAATAATTAATAATAAATAAAATATAAAGACGTATGATTAATTTAAATGAAGAAAAATTCGAGTCAAAGGAATTAAAAGTATTTAATGGTGGTGAAGCAGGAGTGGCTTTAAATGTTACCATGAAGGTAGAGAAGAAAAAAACTACTGATAATGAGAATATGCCAGATTATAAACTTATTCTTGTTGATGAAAATGGTGGAGAAGTAAATAAAGGATTCTATGCAGATTTTGAAGAAAAATCAGAAGGATTCTTGGTATTCTTTGTTAAAGAAATGAAACATTTATTCAATTTAGTAGGTGTAGAATGGCCAACACAGATTGAATCTTATGAAAAACTTCTACATCTTACAATGAAAACTGTACATGAAAATGCAGGTAATAAAAAATTTAATACAGCTGTAACTTATGGAAGAACTGAGAAACCAAGTAGGTATCTTCAGATTCCAAGTTGTCTTTCAATTGTAGAAGAAACTAATAAAAATCCTTATTTAGGAAAAAATCCATTAATGACAAGAATGGAACCTGACGAAATTGAAATCAAACCTAAAGATGATGCAAATACTGGATCTGAAGATTCATCAGATGATCTACCTTGGTAATATTAATTAATATATAATAGGGGTTAATAGCCTCTATTATATAATTATAGACTAATGCATTATAACGGAAAATTGTATGGGTAGTGTATTCCCGAAATTACGCATGAAGTTAAAACGGAAATATAAATTTTAAAATACAAGTGTAATGGAAAATATAGAACAAAAAGATGGATTAATAATAATTGTACAGACATAAAAGATTTTATTACCCTATGATAGATTTAACTATTCCTAAATATAAGGCTAATATAAAACCAGAAGATATATTAAAATATATATCAGATTATGATATATTTAAATACTACCTGCCTGGTTTAGAATTAGGTAAAGCAATACATTCTCCATTAAGAACTGATACTAATCCTTCATTTTCTGTATTTTTTTCAAAGAAGTACAATAAACTATTTTTTAAAGATTTAGCAACTGGAGAAAGAGGAGATTGTTTTGTATTTGTAAGTAGATTATATACTTTGAAATATCCTGAAACTCTAAGAGAAATTATAATAGATTTTGAATTACATAAAGAATTTGGTATTAAACAATATAGAAAATCTAAGAATAAACCTAAAATACATACTAAAGAAGAAATTGATAAAAAAGTTAAAGAGGCTACGAAATTAAGGATAAAAAGAAGAGATTGGAAAGAACATGATATTATATTCTGGAAAACATTTGGTATTTCATCAAAAACATTAAAAAAATATAGAGTATTTCCAATACAATATATTTTTATCAATGATGAAATAATAGTAGCAGAAAAATATGCATATGTATATATAGAAAATAAAGATAATGAAGTTAAATTCAAGATTTATCAACCATTTTCTAAGAATATGAAATGGATAAATAATATGCTTGAAGGAACTATATCAGGATGGGAACAATTACCTAATACTGATAAATTATTAATAATAGCTTCTTCTTTAAAAGATAGTATGTGTTTAAATGAATTAGGATATAATGTTCTTAATCCACAGACAGAAAATTACATATTTAAGAAACATATAATTGAAAAATTAAAACAAAGGTTTAATAAAATTATAGTTTTTTATGATGAAGATAAAGCAGGTAAAAAAGCTGCTTATAGAATGAAAGAAATGTTTAATATTAATTTTATAACTACTGAAGATGAAGAAAATAAAGATCCTTCAGACTATTATAAAAAATATGGTAAAAAAGAATTAAAAAGATTAATTGATAACAAATTACAAAATTTATGATAAGAAGAAAAAGTTGTTATTATGCTGTAAATAGAATAAAATCAGATCGAAAATATGAAAGTTATGCATGTTATTCTTCTATATTTTATAGAAGACATAGTTTATTAGGAGGTAATAAAAAATTTGATAAAACTATTGCTATTCTGCCTTTAAGTGGAATATATCCTTTAACAATAGAAGAAGTAAGATATTGGTTAAACTATGTAAAAAAATTATTTGGTGGTATTACTTCTATTAAAATAAAAGATGTAAAATTTAATGATCCTTTTTCAAGTAATCCAGAAACAGAAAAAAGTATTTGTGTTTATATAAATCCTTATAAAATTAAAAATACAGACAATACAGAAAATATATTTTTATTATATAAAGCTATTCTTACGTTAATAAGATATACTTACGAATATTCTTCTCCTAGATTATTAAAATATATTATTAAAGAATACAGAGGTTCTCAAAAAATATCAAAAAATATTAAATTAATAGATTTATTGATTAATATACATTCAAAAAAATCGGATACATATATGTATACAGGTCTTGGACCTGGACATGCTTTTGCACATGAACTATATATACCTAATTTAAATGATAATTATATTACTTTAGGTATTGAAAATTTTATAACTGATAAACCAGCCAATGAAAATCCACACATTGATATTTCAATACCTCATATAAATAATTCTATTAAAAAATATTCAAAAATAATAGAAGACGAAAAAATAATAAAAATATTAGATAAATTATATAATAATTATAAAAAATAAACTATGAAGATATATATTGCAAATAATTATACTAGTTATGGTCATTGGTTAAAAGAAGAAATTACAACAAACATAGAAGAAGCAGATTTAATTATATTTGCTGGTGGTGAAGATGTTAATCCTGAATTCTATGGTGAAGAACCAATAAAGAATATAACTTTTAATACAGAAAGAGATTTAGATGAATTATTAATTTATAATTATGCCATAGAAAATAATATACCAATGTTAGGTATTTGTAGGGGTTCTCAATTACTTTGTGTTGCAAATGGAGGAAGACTAATACAACATGTAAATAATCATGGAATAGGTGGTATGCATAAAATAGAAGATATAGAAACCAAAGAAATATATTCTGTTACTTCTACACATCATCAAATGGCATTTCCTTTTAATTTAGAAGAAGATGATTATAAAATTATTGCTAAAAGTTCTCCTTCATTATCTGATTATTACATAAAAGAAAAAGAAGATCAATATAATAAAGAAGATATTGTTGTAGAACCAGAAATTATATTTTATCCAAAAACTAAATGTTTAGGATTACAATATCATCCAGAATATATGAGTCAATCTTCTGAAGCTGTTAAATATACAAAAAATTTAATTAATAAATATTTATTTGAAGGTAAAGAATTAATAAAATTAGATGTAGAAGAAGAAAATATTTCAGGTGAATTTAGTTGGAATATGCATAATAAAAGTAAAACATTATTTTACAAACAACTTCGTAATGAATTAATGGACCTTTTAGATGAAGATTTAGAAGAAGGAATAAATGAATTAGATAATGTAAATGAACTAAATGAATTATAAAATGAGAAAATTATATTTAAATAAAAAAGAATTAAATTCAAATGCTTTTAAGAATCCATATTTGTTTTTAAAATATTATTATGAAGCAAAAAGACCTGAAACTTATTCAGATAAAGAATTAAGATTAGAACAATGTTTTTATCATAAAAATAGAGGATTTGAAGATTTATTTCATTTAACCAGAACTTATTTTCCAAATTTAAAAATAGATGAATTTGCTTATATTCTATTAAAATTTAGAAATAACAATAAACTTTGGATTAAATTATTATATTGCCCAGATGTAGATGGAATAGTAGTAAGTACCACACAATATGGAAAATCATTTAATATTTCTTCCAAAGTAGATCCTAATTTTGAACATTACAGAAATAATCCATTTTATAAACATTGGAATAAATATAAATCTGGAAAATATAGTTATGTAAAACTATTAGAATTAAGAGATAAATATATTAAAAGAGTAAATAAATTTAATGCATCTAGAATGATTAAAGAATATATAAAACAAGATAAATAAATAAGATTATGACAGAATTTA